AAAATTAAAATTATCAGCAAAGCCGATTTAAAAACAAAAATTGATAGGTCATCAGACTTGGCAGATAGTATTGTTTTTGCATGTGCGGAAATGGAAGATGATTTTTATATGCCTTGTGCTTTTGGGGCAATCAATATTTCTAATACAGGGAATATTTAATGAAAAAGAATCGTACAAATTATAAACTTAAGCAAGCCGTAGGACAAGAAATTGGTAATACGGGTTTATCTATAAGCAATGGAAAAGTAAGGGAAGATACTATACTACCATTACGAGGCCCTAAAAAGATAAAATTGCTTGAAGAAATGGTTAAGTTTGACCCAACAATCGGTGCTTTTAATAATATGTATCAATCAACTGCAAGTTCTGTTACTTGGAGTATTAAACCAAAAGATGATACACCTCAAGCCGAAGAAGTTGCAAATTTTATCAATTCTTGTTTATTTGAAGATTTAGGTCATCCGTTCCAAGATATGATTGCAAATGCTTTAACTGCTTCTCAATACGGTTTCGCCTTAATCGAGCCTGTTTATAAAATAAGAAATGGCTATAATTCGGATAAAGATAAAAATTCCTTATTTGAAGATGGCTTAATTGGTTTAGCAAAATTATCTTCTCGTTATCAAGGTTCTATTACAGAATGGAATTATGATGATAATTATAAAAACATAGTAAGTGTTAAGCAAAAAAATCCAAATAGTTTTGTTGATAACACTATTCCGTATAATAAATTACTACACTTCAAACATAGAAGTTTTAATAATAATCCAGAGGGTTCAAGTTTATATCTTAATTGCGTTACACCTTATTTGAAAAAGAAACGCACATCATTAAATGAAGATATAAGATATGAAAGAGGTTTTGATGGATTACTTGATATTCAAGCACCAGCACCTCTATTAGACCCGACAACTAAAAATCCTGCATATTTACAAACTCAAAAGTGGATTAAAGACACCGCTCAAAATATTAGGGCTGGTACAGATGTCGCAATCGCACACCCAGAATATATAAAAGTAGGAATCATCTCAAGTGGTGAAGGAAATATCCCAGATGCCGATAAAATAATTGCAAGAGAAGATAGAAATATATCTGTTGCATTATTATCTGACTTTTTCTTATCTGCTCAAAAATCTGGTATATCTGGTGGTTTTACGCAGTCTAAAATCAAAATATTTACCAATTTAGTAAAAGAGATGTTGGATGAAATCAAGCGAGTTATTGATTTTAAGTTAATTCCAGATTTATTAGAAAAGAATTTAATGGATTTAACATTAGCACCTACCATTGAGTATTCTGAAATTGGCGATTTAGATTTAACTAACTTAATGTTATTTATACAATCTGCCGATAAATCTGGTCTTGTTCCACCTACTTTGAGTATGTGTAATGTAATCTTAAAACGATTACTTGGTAATGATGCACCAGAAATTACACAAGAAGAATTTGATAATTATCAGAAACGCAGAGAGGTTAATACTTGGGCTTATGGTTCGGAAGAATTAGCGGAAGAAACTGCTGATAGTGCTTTAGAGCCAGATGAGGCAGACCCAAGTAATGACGAGGACAAATAATGGCAATAAATTATTTACGCATAAATCACTTTCACCCAATACTAAATGACCTTTATACACAGGCATTTGTTGAAATGGAAAATAACCCAGACCAAAGATACAATGTGCTTGTAATTGATAGCCCTGGTGGGTATTGTTGGTGTTTAAGTGTATTATTAGATTTAATACAAGATAGTCCAAGAGATACAATTACAATTTCAAGTGGTATCGTGGCAAGTTGTGGTGCGTGTCTTGCGACTGCTGGAACACCAGGGCTTCGTATCATAGGTGGTAATACACAAATGCTAATTCACGAAGCAAGTGGTGGTGTAAGTGGTAAAACTTCGGACATTGTAGCCGAAGCGAAAAATATTCAGCACATTACAGATGAATTAGTTTATGGCACTTTTGATAGAAATTCTGGACACGAAAAAGGCTATACACAAAATCTTATTAAAGAAGTTAATAATGCTGATTTATGGTTATCTGCTGACGAAGCAATAAATCATAGATTTGCAGATATTAAAATGGGTGTTGGTAAAGCACTTCAATCATTAGATAAGATTTATGATGATTATATTATTCGTAAAGGACAGTTTGAACAAGGTACATTAAAAGACTTTCCTTTCGACAACAGAGAGGGTAAGTAATGATTATAACTAATCCTAAAAATATGCTTAAAGAATTTAAGGCAAATAAAAGAGAAATGCCAAAAGTTAAACAAAGCATAGAAAAGAAAGAGAGGAAGGTGCAAAAATGAAACATACATTTAATCCAAAAATGTTGTTTTTCTCTACAAAAAGTGTGCAAAAGTTAGAGAATGAACAAACTGAAAATGAAGATTTATTATCTTTATCTAAAGAAGATGTTTTAAAAACTTTAAATACTGCACCAAAAGTCGATAGTAAAAAAGCGGAAATACAACAGGAGATTACAAAACAAATGGCAAACGAAGAAAAAAATCCAATTTTTGACAAAATAGATTCGATTGTAAATGTAATTAAGTCTGCAATTCTTTCAGATAATGTCGAATCTCAAGAAGTTACTAACGAAGTAATTGTTAATGAGGATGCTCAAGAAGAAACTGTTTCAGAAGAAACGGAAGTTGTTGAAGAAGGTGGTAATGAGCAAAAACCAGCAGAAGAACAACCTAACAATGAAGTTGAAGAAAATGAGCCGTCTGAAACCGAAACCGTAGAAACAGAACAAGAAGAAAAACCAGAAGGCGAAGGGCAAGAAGAACCTCAAGAACAAGAAGAAAAACCAGCAGAAGAACAACCTCAAGTTGAAGAAACTGTTGAAGAAGAAACTCCGTTAGAAGAACAACAGGAAGAACAAGAAGAAAAACCAGCAGAAGATGAGCAATCTGTTGAAGTTACAAATTCTGTTCCTGTTCCAGCAGTTACTAATGTTGTTGATAAAAAGGTTGATGACATTGAAAAATCTGATTTGTTAAAGAAAATTGACGAACTTAAATCTGAAAATGAAAAGAAAGATTTAGAACTCAAGAAAATGGCTTTAGCAAAAGAAGTTGAAAAAGATTTTGCTGGTGTTCCTGGGAAAATTGAAGATAAAGTTGATTTAGTTTTTGAAATTAAAAATGCTACTTTATCTGATAAGACAAAAGATTTTATTTTGAACTCACTTAAATCACTTTCAATTCAAAACATTTCTGATTGCAACGAAATCGGACATGACCAAGAAGTTGAAGTTGATGAAGATGCAGACCAAAAGAACAAAATCGAGAAGGCTATCAAAGAACACAACTTAACTGAAAGTCAAGCACTTTTATTCGTTAGAGGTGAAAGAAGTTTGGCAGAAGCAAAGAAAATAAGTGATAAAGTTCGTAAAAATAGAAAGTAAGATTTTATTATAATTAGGAGTAATAGAAAAATGGCAAGAAAAACATTTATTGCTGGCGAAGATTTAACAGGAAAATATGGATTCGCTATTGTAGCAAATGAAGATAAAGTTAAGGTTGCTACGACTGCTAATTCAACTATCATGGGTATTCTTATGAATGATGGTAAGGCTGATAGAGCAGTTGGTGTAGCAATGGTTGGTGAAGTTACAAAGGCTAAATTGGGCGGTACAGTTGCAATGGGCGATGAACTTGCTTGTGATGCTAATGGTAAATTCCAGAAATTAGGTGAAGGTGGAGTTGCAGTTGCTTTGGCTATGCAGTCTGGTGTTGCTAACGACCTCATCTATGTAAATGTATTGTAATTTAGAATAGAAAATTAGAGTGAAATTTAGGAGTATAAAGATATGATACAACATACTGACGCACAATTTGACGAAACTCTAACCAAACGAGCAATCGGACTTTTAGAAGGTAGAGAAGATTTCGCAGTTATTAACGGTGCAATTCCGATGATTCCTACGGAAGTATTTAATGGCAACTATAAAGTATGGTCTGCAAGCGACTTCCGCAGAAGAAATGTAGAAAAAAGAGCAGAAGGTACAGAGTTCAAGAGAGTAAATCTTGGTGTTAAAGAAAAGACTTTCGCTTGCGAACAAGAAGGTTACGAAATCGCTATTGGCGACAGAAACAGACTTGCAAACGAAGTTGAAGATACAACTGCAAAAATGGTTGAAGATGCTTATGCACAGTTCGACATCAGACTTGCTGAAAAATTGACATCTGCAAACTTTAACAATGTATATGCTGGTGTAGCATCTGGGGCAACAGGCAAACAGTTCATTAAATGGGATGTTGCTAACTCTAACCCAATCGCTGATATTAAGAAAATGAAATTGGAAATCAAACACGCATTAGGTGTTAATCCAGATTCATTGTTAATAACAGAAGATATATATAACGCATTGACTGAAAATGCTACTATATTAGCAAGATTGAGATGTGATGCTGATAAAGAAATCACCGCTCAAAAATTAGCAAAATTCTTCGGTTTGAAAAATCTTTATGTTATGGCTGGTTGTGAAACAAAAACTGCTGACGGACAAGATACTCAAACTATCGGAACTATTGCAAATTCTAATGTAGCATTGTTATACTACAAAGGTGATGTTGCTGGTGCTACTAACCCATCTGCGGTTAAATGTTTCTATAACACTAACACTTATGGTGCTGGCACTAACGGTATTATCATCCAAACATATCGTGAAGAAAAAATTACTGCCGATGTAGTTCGTGTAGTACAAGACTTCACTATCGTAGTATCTATGGAAGAAGGAGCAATCCTTTTAACTAATGTAATTGGTTAATTTTAAACACTATATATACTATACTTTTTCACAGGTGGGATAGGGTTTTATCCCAATTCCCACCTTTTATTTTGTATAAAACACTATGAGGAAAAATTGATGGAGATCGGAAGAGCACACGTCTGAACTCCAGT